GACCAACCGGCCAGCGATAAGCTACCTCGGCGAAGATGATAGTCTTGCCGAGTCCGGTCGCCAGCACAGCCAACGTCGAGCGATGCTCTTGCAAGTCGCTAAACACCGCGTCAACAGCCTCTTGCTGGTACGGCCTCATCGTCATCATGCCCGTGTCGTGGTCGAGCGGGATGATCGGCAACAACTCCTCATCGAGGTCAGGCACCTCGGGCACGAAGTCAAATCCGTCATTCAGCATTTAACACCTCGCTCCCTCAACCAATCCTTGTGAATATCACTCAACCCGTTCGACTCCGCGATCCACCCATGACCTCCGCATAGCTTGCAATCCTTCGCGGGCTTCGTGTGTTTGTCGGTGATCTTGCACTCAGGACACGCAGCCCAAAACCGATAGCACTTGAGATACGTTTGCGTCTGCGACAAGCATCTGTCGATGTCCGTCCACCACTTGGCAAGTTTTCCGCCACCTGGTCCCGCAGTGAGCTTCTCGATGCGGCCTTTAAGTCTCCCGGCTTCACTTACGCACGCGGCAAACTCCTTGCACGAGTCCGCTATCTCTTTCAGATGCTTCGGCACGTTCGTCGGCTTATCATCCTCCGCATCGTCCGTCATAGCCGCGTCGAACTCGGTCGGATCGAATTGGCTCTTGCGTTCTGGTTGCGCCTGTGCCCCCATGATAGCCGCCTTGCGATCTGCTTCCGGGTCACTCACCGCAGCCGCTTTTTTGATAGCCGCCGCAGTGATTTTCGGATTGCCGTCCTTGTCCTTTGCGGCGAGTTTCGCGGCTCTCTTCAACAGCTTCGCTTGCTCCTTCGGGTCAGAAGTTGCGTTTTGCAGTTCCCTAACTTGCCTCTCCGTAACGGGTAACAACTCCGTGTCTACCATGGTAGACAAATTCGCGACCGTCTTCGTCGCTTCGATCAACTGATATGCACGCCCCCGAGATATCCCGAATCGCTTGTCACAGTAGTCCTCAAAATTCGAGTATTCGCTGCCGTACATTTTCGCGTCTCTGATCTCAATCAGCGCGTTCCCGACCTCGATGAACGAGGCAAGTCCTCGCTCGACGATAGATTCCAGTTCGCTCAAGTTCATCGTCGATAGTTCCGTCGTCATTCCGTTTCCTTTAGAATTTCGTCAATCGCCCTGTTGTGTTCGTTCTGCGGATGCGAGATCGCCCGCAGAGACACCAGTCGCCGCCGCATCGCGTCCAGTTCGTCGAGTACCGCCGTGATGTCACGCATCTGCACCGCTGGCCATGCGTCTGGATCGTGGTCCGCTGTGAGTCGCCTCAGTCGTTCGCTTGCTTCACTCATCGCATCACCCTCCTACGTTTTCTCGCCTGTTGCAGATCGTCGTCGATCAACTCGCTCACGTCGAAGTCGATCAGTTCTCGCATCTTGTCCATCGCTCTGCGTTCGATCTTTTGCAAGACTTGCGGGATCGTGTTTGTGAGCTTCGCGATCTCGCTGATTCGCAACGGGATTTGTCTGTTGGCCATCGCGAGGATTTCGAGCGGGCACTTTACTATCGGTCTGTCATTCATCGGCGTCCTCGTCTTCCTCATCACCGAAATCCAGAGTTGCCGCCGTCTCCGGTTCGAGCGTATCGACAGCCGCGAGATTCTTCTTCGCCTGCCGGTAGTAGCTCGGCTTCAGCTCGACGCCAAGTGCCTTGCGTCCCATCTTCACCGCCTGGAACACTTCGCTGCCGACACCCATGCACGGCGTCAGAACAGTGTCTCCCAGGTTGCTATAGAGCGTCAGGCAGCGTTCGATCACGTCCAACTGCAATGGGCAGACGTGCTTCTCCTCATCGGTCTCCTTCGACGACTGATAAGGCATCAGTCGCCCGCTGCGGATGTCCATCCAGACTGGAGAAGCGTACCTTCTCCATATCCAATGACTCATCAGGTTCTTTCGCTGGTCTCCTTTATATGTCGCGAACCGCTTCACGAGGTCTTCGGGAATCTTGTCCTCGCCAGCGTAGCTTTTGAGTCCGTGCGGATGAGCGATCTTCTCATCGTTGTCCCAGCCCTTTTTGAATACGAGAACGTAATCCGCTGGCCCGATCCGAACAGTCGCCGAGTCTTCGCAGATGTTCTTGTGTCGGAGCGACTTCATCCGCGTTCGTCGTGCTATCAACCACGGGTCTTTCCAAATTGTGACTCGACATACGAAATTGAATCCAGCCTCCTCATGCACGCGAATGATGTCTCCGGGGAAGTCGCGTTGAAAGTAGCTGCCTCTCTTCAGGTCCATCGCATGAACACACGTCAGCCTGCCCGGCATCGTGACGCGGGCAATCTGCTTAACGATGTACCGATACTGGTCGATACCTTCCTCGTACTTCGCACAGTTGCTCATATCTCGCGGGTCGTTGCTGTATTGATACAGCTCGGGAAACGGAGGCGAATAGACCGACATTCCCACCGAACCGCTCGGGATATTCGGCAGCACTTCCATGCAGTCCGCGTTGTAAATCGCATAACGGTCATTCAGTTCTTGCTCGACGATAGCCATTGAGGCACCCCCATTTCGTTGACGTGATGATTGACGATTTTGACGCTCTGGCTTTGGTTCATGTACCTGACGAGATTGGTGAACATCTCGTCGGCCTTGCGTCCCTTCTTTTGCAGGTTCTCAGTCACTCCTGCCTCACCCTCAGTTGCGACCACATCGACACGCACCGGACCAACGCGCCCGAACCGCAGCGAACGCCGGATGCACTGATACCACTGCTCAAACGAGTGCGACGGGAAGAACGTCTGATGACCGCAGTGTTGGTAATTCATCCCGTACGCGCCGATCTTCGGCTTTGTCACTAACACTCGGAACTCTCCGGTCGCGAAGCCGTTCAGACGCTCGGCCTTCTCCTCGTCTGAGTTGCAGCCCGCGACCTGAACCGCGCCGGGAATTAGCTTCTCGAGCCTGTCCCCCTCTTCGTTGTACTGGCACCACACGATGGCTGGCTCCTTATGATCCACCAGCTTCGCCGCCATCTCGCACCGCTGCTCCATTGATCGTCGGCGCTCCTCACGCTGTTCCTTCAATGTGGTCGCAATGCGGACGAACAACTCGCCATTGAAGCGAAACGTCGTCGGCACGACTTGCTGAGTGACGATCAGTTCCGGCAGCACAAACCGATCATCGTCGAAGCCGACATCGTGCGGGGAACGCGCGGCTTTCGCCCACGAACACACCCATCGCCAGAACGGTTCTTCCGAGTGAGCGCGAAAGAAATACTTTGCCCTGTTCCAGAAATCTCCTTCCTTAAATAGCGAGTGCCGCTTCTTGTCGCACGATTTGAAGAACGTGCCGAGCATGTCACTTTGCGTCATCTCGCCGAGAGCTTCGCTGATCGTTCCGAGTTCGATGAAATCGTTTGGTGCAGCGGTAGCCGTCCCTCCGAGCCGGTAAGGCATCTTCGACATGAACCGCGTCACCTGCTTTCGGCGCTTCCCGTCGAACGCTTTCAGGCAACTGATCTCGTCACCCACGACGCATGAGAAGTCGGCCTCGTCGAACTTGTGAAGTGACTCGTAGTTCGTGACCGTGATGTTGTTCGCGGGCTTGCCATTTCGGGACTGGTGAGCCTCAATCCCGAACTTGTCGGCCTCCCGCACCGTTTGAGCCGCGACGGCCAGAGGCGTCAGAATCAACGCGGGCCGGTTCGTTTTGCGAACGCAGTTCTCGGCAAAAACCAACTCCTGCAAAGTCTTGCCCAGCCCGCAGTCCTCAAGCAAGACAGCCCGCCCTTTCCGCACCGCCCACTCCGTCAGATGCTTCTGAAATGGGAACATCACCTCCGGCATAAATGTCGGCTCGAAGCCAGACATCCCGCTCACCTGCGATTTGTTCCGCAGAAACTCCTCGTAATCCACTTCGCACCTCCCCCTGTAAGTTTCTCACTCGACTCCACATATATCGCGGGCCTGTTGCAGCAGCGTCACACGCCGCCGCTCAAACTCCTCAGCCGTCCTCCGACAGACAACAGCGTGAGGCTCACCCGGCACGCAGCCGACGTGAATCGTCGGCCTGTTCAGTCGCGCGAAACACGGATCGCAGACGCGACCGACGAACACGATCAGGTTGTTCGGCGAGCCGTCTTCCGTTGGCCGTTGTTGGCAGGCTGGGCAGGTCATGTTTCCCCCATATAAAAAGACACCGGCGAGCGTTACTGACGAGCGATCTGCCCGCTGCGACAATTGCGGTGCCGCACGCTCGCCGGTGTTATGTTCATTTCGCGGGCTGTCGCTTTCGGTATACGATCCGAATCATAGACCGATGGAACCCTACCACCCGACAATGCGAGTCGAGCCGCACGCACCACAGCACATCGAATTGTCCTCGTGTTGTCGTCAGATTTCGACTGCTATACGCGACTGTTCCAAGACCGCTCACGGCATCGCTGAACGAACAGACTCTCACTCGGTCTCCAATCTGCGGAACGCTGAATCGCCTGGCCATCACACCACCTCCCCGCTATTCGGTGGCACCGCAGCAGAAGTCGCCGCTATCCTCGCCTTCGCCGCGTCCGCCAATGCAACCAAAGCCGTTCGCTGCTCCGCTGTCAGTTTGCTCGACAGCTTTGAGAATGTCGCTCGTACCGCGTCCATGCCTGCTGAATCGGACACCGCACCCATCGCAGTCCCTAACGCCATAACTTCGGATTCGATCACCATTTTCTGGCGAAGTTCTTCGATTTCCTTGGCATTGGCTTTTTGGGCTGGATCTGGCTTTTGCGACTGAGTAGCCGATGCCGCGTTGCCATCGTCGTCCGTGTCTGCCGCCACGCCAACGAGCGATTGCAGCCCGATCCGTCGCCCGTATGTCGCCGCACTGGCAACGCCTTGCGGGTCGTTTTTCGTCGGCTTCAAACGTAGTGCCGTCTCAATCCACTGCCCGCTCGTGTGGCTCAACAGCGTAGTGATAACCACGTCTCCGGCATCCGTCTCGATGCTCTGTAGGATCGCAAGCCCGTTGCTCGACAGTGGCTCTCGGATCACCTCTATGATCGCGGCGAGGTCAGCGTAAACCGACTTGAAGAACGGGTTCACTGTGTCCTTGATCGCTGGCCTCAGCATCCCCTGAGCCTTCGCCAGTGCTGCTGATATCTCGTTGATTGTCTCGCTGCGTTGCATCGTATTCATCCTCGCTAAACTGTTGTCGGTCGTCCTGCTCATCCATATCACCGCGCATCAACATCGCGTCTCGCTCGCGAAATGCCCGTTCACTGCTCATCGTCGATATTCCTCCTCAATGTATTTCTCTCTCCAAACGCTACGCCCTCGCTCGCCATAGTCGTTGACTAACTCACCCACAGCACACCGGCACGTCTCTGCAACAGGCAGCGGCGGCAGTGTGCGAGGTAGTAAGTGCATCGCACGTAGCATTGCAACACGCCGCCGCTGCGCTTCCGATCCGTGCCATTGGGTTGGTTCGTTTGTCATGCTGCCTCAACGTCTGGCGGTCGGTTCGGATCAATGCCCCAACGCACAAGTGCGCGGATTGTCGTCGAAGTCAATTGCGATCAGCATGGTTCCTCCAGTGACTTCACTAATCTGTCAGACACCCATTCCCGCATCCTCTGCCATCGCTGCTCTGGAGTTTCCTCGACCCTCTCCCAACGATTTTTTCCTTTGACTTTCTCGAACGAGTAGCCGTATTCGTCGTTGTAGTATTCAATTTCCTGTGCCATCTGATGAGCAATTCCAACCGCACGTCCGACATCCCACGGTTCGTGCGGATCGACCTTTGACACGTCAATTCCTCGCGACTTGCAGACGACACCAATCGTGCAGCACGCCCCCTCTGCGTCGATGAGGTGATTCGCGATCAGCTCCTTGACCGGCATCGCGTCCATCGCCGTGGCAAGTTCCTGAAGGAACGACTGACCGCGTTTTCCTCGAATGGCACTCTTGACTTGTGCCCGCCATCTGCCGCGTGCCAGTGGGTCATCGTTATCGTCTGTGTATCCGCTTCGCGACATAATTCACTCCAGTGACTTAACCAGTTGTTCCAAGTACGGCACCAGACACACCGGCCATTCCGCTCGATGATTCGCCAGCCAGCCAGGCAGGAACATCCCCGAACACTGCTTGTACTCGTCGGCATTGATCTCGTTTTTCAGGCTCTTGGCGTAGATACACCAGATGCGGCCCTCGACGACGTTCGCCTCAACCCATCTGTGTATCGCAGGTGACAGCGTAATGATGTTGCTCACCACGTCGATCCGTCCTGCCGCCCCGACGATGTGGTGAGTCTCCACACCGTCGCTGATGCCCCTGATGCCGCCGTGGCGAATCATCAGAGGCGATAGTTCACACTCTGGATTGTCAGCAGCGTACTTTCTGCGCACGGCCAAGCTCTCTGGCATGTCGCGATGCCGCTTGGATCGCTTCTTCATCGGCGCTCGCTTCATCTTCGATGTGCCGCGTTTGAGTTCAGTTCGTTTCATTGCGGCAACTCGCAATCGACTCCAGAGTGAAGCAGCCGGAACATCCTAGCCGCGTCCTCCCTCACGTTCGGATTGTTCGTCCTCGTGTTTCCAGCGTGACCAATCACAAAATGGCAATTCAAGTCGCACGGCCCATCTGTGCAGAGCGTGATGAGGTTGCCTTGATCAAGCTCCAGCCTGTCGTCGCAGTGGAACGCTCGCACATGATGCACCTGTAGGTCATTCGTACCGCCGCACGCCTCGCAACGCGGGAACTTAGCGAGATGTGCCAGCCTCACCTTTGGCCATCGCGGGGAACGGGCGTGGCCGCTGCTGCCAACACCTACCGCGACAGGAGTGTTCCTGCTTTTGTTGTGGACGAGATTGAGCGCACCGACAGCACACAGCAGGACAATGGTTGCGATCAGAAGCGTTTGGCGAAAATGAGTTGCCATCAATTCTCCTCCCGTTTGTCCGGTATCCGCTGTCGCTCATCTAGCACACGCTGCCTCGCCGCAGCTTCGTCGCGTTCGATGTCGTTCAGCGTCTTCTCGATGATCTTGCGGCGTGCTAGGCCGAGAAATCTAAGTACGTCGTAGAGTGTCACGTTGGTTGCCCCATTAAAAGTTCCTTGCCTTGCCTTGCCGTGCCACGCCCTGCCACGCCCCGACTCGCCTCGCCACGCCCCGCCGTGTTTATATTCACAGCGTTAGCCGAATTGCGTTTCTCAAACAAACCTTGCCTCGCGATAACTCGCCTCGCCTTGCCCGGCCACGCCACGCCACGCCGTGTTTATGTCCACGGCGTTAGCCGTATTGCGTTTCAAAAGTTCCTTGCCTTGCGATAACTTGCCGCGCCGCGCCATGCCCAGCCGCGCCACGCCTCGCCCCGCCCAGCCTCGCCTTGCCTTGCCTGGCCGAATTATCCGCCGAACAATTTCAACGTCTCGCCAATCGCAATCGCTGACGATGTTTCCGATACCTTCGACTCGATACGCTTAGCCGCTTTACTGCTTGAAAACAGCCCGATTGCTCCGAGTTGTGCTGATGTCGATAGGTGGACTCGCTTCGTGGCCTCGTCGAGTCCGCTAAACTCAACGTGAGCCAGCACACGCATCCCGCGTTGAGCCGCAGACTTCGCACGGCTGACATAGCTCGGTGCGGTCTTCGTGACAGCCTCAGCCTCAGTGAGTCGCCGCATCCCCTCGCCTGAGATCGCGTCGAAGAATATCGACTCCAGTTCGAGCGATCGGCGTGCTGAATTGATATTCGATCTGCAAAACGTCCGCGAATCTCGCCCAAGCAGAGTCGTCAACGAGTCGTATGTCACGACCTCACCGACGACTGTGTTCCGCAGCCTGTTCTCGACGATGCTGGTGTCCGCTGATTTCTGAAATAGACCTGATTTCTTCATTCGATTCCCCTAAAAAAAGTTCCTTGCCTTGCGATAACTCGCCGTGCCATGCCATGCCTCGCCACGCCCCGCCTCGTTTATGTTCACAGCGTTAGCCGTATTGCGTTTCAAACAAACCTTGCCTCGCCTGGCCATGCCCAGCCTCGCCTGGCCACGCCCCGCCCCGCCCC